CAAGGCTCAGTCGAACATCACGTACGAACTCATCACCGTGCCCATTCGCACGATGGCCCACTGGATTCCCGCATCGCGCCAGATCCTGTCCGACGCGCCGCAACTCCAGCGCCTGATCGACTCGCGCCTGATGTACGGCCTGAACCTGCTCAGCGACCAGCAGCTGCTGTTCGGCAACGGGGCCAACCAGAACCTGACCGGCTTGATGGTTGACGCTGGCGTGGAGACCGTGGGCCAACTGCCCGCAGGCACCACTGCTGCACAGCGTCCCGGCGCCATGCTGGACCACATCCGTGGCGCAGTGACCCGTTGCCAGACCTTTGAGTTCTACAACATCGACGGCCTGGTGGTGAACCCTGTGGACTGGCAGACCTTGGAAACCGCCAAGGGTACCGACGGTCACTACATCTGGGTGAGCGTGCCCAACGGTGGGGAGGCCCGACTGTGGCGTGTTCCCGTGGTCGTGTCCAACGCGATGACGGCCAACAACTTCATCCTCGGCGACTGGTCCATGGGTTCCACGATCTATGACCGCGAAGAGATGGACATTCGCGTGTCCGAGTCGCACGCCGACTTCTTCGTGCGCAACGGCGTGGCGATCCTGGGTGAAGAGCGCTACGGCTTCGGCATCGAACTGCCCAAGGCGTACTGCAAGGGCCTGTTCACGGTAGCCTAATCGGAACGGGGGAGGGGAAACTCTCCCCCTTCTGCACATGCCACAGTACACCCTGCTCAAGCATTCCATCAGCGGCCCGGTGGGCGCAGTCATTGAAGCCGACCTGAACCTGGCGCGGCAACTGGCCGTTAATGGAATCGTTGACCTGGAAGAGCCCGACCGGCAGGCCAAGACCATCGGCCCGGACGTGGTGAAGGTGACGGCACCGACCGAGACCAAACGACGCGGAAGGCCACCGAAAAATGCAAGCGACCGCGCAGACTGATACCGTGTCGCCAGTGACGGCGGCAGAGCTTGCCGACTTCCTTGGCGTGGCCTCGACCGATCCGCTGCTGCCCGCCATGCTGGTGGCTGCAACCAATGCAGTCATAACGCATATCAATCAAGACCTGTTGCAGCGCGAGTGGGTCGGCATCGTGCCCCAGCCTGAGCGCGCGCGCGACAACCTCTCGCCAGCCCTGGACCCGTCCTACACCTTCGAGCTTCCGTACACCGCACTGGTGAGCGTTGATGCTGTCATAGGCAACGGCGATGAGTCACTGGACTTCTGGGTCCAAGGCCAGCGCCGCCCGGCCAAAGTCACGGTGCCCACGTGGGACCGGCAGAGCGAACTGCGCATTGAGTACACCGCAGGCATGCAGTCCGTGCCAGTGGCGATCAAGACCGGGATCATGATGCTGGCCGCCTACCTCTACGAACACCGTGGCATGTGCGACGCCATGGACGGCATCAACAAGTCCGGCGCCGCGATGCTTCTAAAACCGTACCGCGTCATGGTGGCTGTGTGAAGTGCTGCGATTTGTCCGCCGGGATGCTCCGTGAGCCTCTGACGTTCCAGCGCAAGCAAGGCACGCCGGACGGCATGGGTGGGCAGATCGTGACATGGCAGACGCTGTTCACCACGCGCGGGCACGTTGCGCCGCTGTCGGGCCGGGAAGCCTTGCACGCCATGCAGTTGCAGGACACGGTCTCACACCGCATCTACATCCGCTACCGGGAAGACCTGCGAGCGGCCGACCGCGTGCTGTTGCGTGGCCAGCCCTTGCAGGTGCGGGCAGTGCTTAACCTGGAAATGCGCAACCGCTGGCTGGAGTTGCCTTGCGAAAGTGGGGTGCCGACATGAAAGTCGAGCTCACCGGTTCGAAGGAGGTGCAGGACGCGCTGCGTGAGTTCGGCATTCAGGCCGATGCGCAGCTGGCCGCCATTGTGCAGGGCACTGCGCAGAACATCCGCACGCACGCGATCAAGTCGATTCAGCGCGGCACGAAGTCCGGCATCGTGTACCAGAAGTCCAGCCCCGAGCGCACGCACCGCGCATCGGCCGCAGGCGAGGCACCGGCGACGGATACCGGGCGACTGGCGAACAGCATCGTTGCCAACATCGATGGCAAAACCGCCGAGGTCATTGCAGACACTGAATACGCAGCATGGCTGGAGTTCGGCACCCAGAACATGGAGGCGCGCCCGTTCATGGTTCCGGCCATGGAGAAAGAGCGCCCCAAGTTTGAAGAGCGGCTCAACAAGGTGGTAGACGCAGCAGCGAAAGGCATCCTGAAATGATGCAGGCCGCCATTCAAACCGCGATCTTCGCCCAGGTGCAGACGCTGGGGTTCCCGTGCTATGACCATGTGCCGCAGGACAGCGCGTTCCCGTACATCGTCGTGGGTGACGATACCTCTATCCCATGGGACACCGACACCAGCGTCGGCAGCGAGACCACGTGCACGATTCATGTCTGGTCACAGCAGCGCGGGCGCAAGGAAGTCAAGGACATCTTCACGGCGCTGTACAACAAGCTGCACCGATCAAATTTCCCTATCTCTGGCGGACTCCTGATAGAATGTCAGGCAGAGTTTGCCGAGACGTTTCTCGACCCGGACGGCCTGACGCGGCATGGCGTGATGCGGTTCCGGCTCACGGTAGACGCCACTTGACGGCGGTTTTTTCTGAGGTGAAACCATGAGTGCATTTGTAGGCCGCAAGGCGATACTGAGCTTCGGTACCCCGCTGGTGGCAATCGCTGCGCTGCGAACCAAGACCATGACGCTCGGCAACGAACCCATCGACGTGACCAGTGACGACGATCTGGGCTTCCGTGCTCTGCTCGACGACCCGGGCACCAAGACGCTGGACATGAGCTTTGAGGGCATCACCAAGGACGTGCCCACGCTCAACAGCCTCGTTACCTCGGCGATGAGTGGCAGCGACATTGTGGAGACTTTCTCCATTCTGTTCCCGAACATCGGCACCATGGCTGGCCCGTTCGCCATTACCTCGCTGGAAATCGGCGCAGCGTACAACGAAGGCTCGACCTTCACCTGCTCGATTCAATCCGCAGGCACCTTCACTTGGACCCCGGCACCGTAATGAGTGCAGTTTTCCGCACGGTCGAGATGACGTGGGAGGGCAAGACCTACGAGGTTAAGCCCACCATGGCGCTGCTCAACAAGATAGAGCAACGCGTGAGCCTGGCCTCCCTGGTCCGCGGCCTTGCCACCGATGCGCCGCCGCTGTCTCACATGGCCGTGGTGATGGGCGAATTCTTGCGGGCCGGTGGTGCGCGCGTGGGCGATGATGAGGTGTACCGCGAACTGGTCACTGGCGACGTGGGCTCGCTGGTTGCCATGCGCGATGCGATCTTTGCCGCAGTGTTCCCCGAGCCGAAAAAAAAAGACGCCCCCGCGATGACGGAGAGCCAACCCTAGGCCATGACATCGAATGGGGCGCGTTCTACGCCCTGGCGATTGAGTGGGGCATAGCGCCTTCGGAGTTCTGGGGAATGTGCCCGGCTGAGTGGTGGACTGTGTATGAGTTCAAGCGGCCCCGCGATAGAGAGTTGGACTATGCGGGCACGTTGACAGAAGGCGACTGCGAGGAACTGTTCAATATGCTGGAGGCCACATGACCACAATCGGCACCGTAGGGGTACGAGTTACCGCCGATACGTCGCAGTTGGTCTCTGGCTTGAAGGAGGCCGGGCGCAGTGTCAACGACTTTGACAGCACAGCCACCGCCTTGGCTGGCAAGCTCAAGAACCTGGTAGGCCCGGCGGCCATTGCAGCGGGCGCTGCGTTCGCTGGCCGCATGGTCATGAACGTGGCCGCAGCCGCCGATGCTCTCGGCGATCTGAGCGAGCGAACCGGCATCGCAGTCGAAGACCTGAGCCGACTCCAGTACGTTGCACAACTGAGCGGCGGCAGCGCAGAGGTAATGAGCACCTCGCTCATCCGCCTGTCACGCGGCATGTCCGAGGCAGCATCGGGTACGGGTGAAGCGCTGAAGGCGTTTCAAGCCATGGGCATCGAGGTGCAGAACGCCGATGGCACCATGCGCAGCCAGACCGAGGTTCTGGAAGACGTTGCCGACCGGTTCGCCACCTATGAGGATGGGGCGCAGAAGACGGCGCTTGCCATGCAGATATTTGGGCGGCAGGGCGCCGAGATGATCGGCGTGCTGAACCGTGGCAGCGCAGGCATACGGGAACTGTCGGCCGAGTCCGACGCCCTGGGCAACACGCTCACCGAAGAGACCGCCAAGGCCGCTGGCGAGTTCAACGACAACATCGACCGCATGAGCATCGCGGTAGGCGGCATCACCCGGCAGATTGCAGGGCCTCTAATTCAGGCGCTGGCTGACCTCACTGCGGGATTCTTCAAAGCCCACATGCAGGGCGCATCGTTCTTCGGCGCGCTAGAAGCTGGTGTGCGTTCGCTGGCGGGGGCCAAGGATCTGGAATCCGCCCGGCTGGAGGTAGCCAAGCTCGAAGCCGAGATGAAGGAGATGCGGCAGAGCCCCATGTTCGATGAGGCCAGCCATGGGGCGATGCGACTGGCGCACAACCTGTCATTGGCGCGTGAGCGGTTGCAGGGCTACCAGAAAGAAGCCGAGCGCGCCCCGGTGGTGCAGATGCCCGCGCCGGTTGTAGCCCCCACGACAGAGCAAGCCGGGGGCGGTGCGGGAGGCGGATCAAGCGGTGGTGGTGGAGGCCGTGCAGCGCCCGCGCAGATGGACACGGCGGGCATCACGAACCCGCTGGAGGATGCGCTGGCAAAGTGGCAAGAGCGCAACGCGGCGGCATTGGACGCGGCAGAGGAGCGCGACCGCGCGTACTTTGAGGGCAAGGCACAGCGGTTCCTCGAATCCATGATGTCCGAAACCGAGCTTCTGGACAAGAAGTTCCAACAGGACATGGAGCGCCTCGACAACAGCTTGCTCAGTGAGCAGGAAAAGATGGCCGCCCGGGAGCAGTTGACCCTGGAGCACAACACGAGGCTGTGGGAAATTCAGGCCGAAGCCAACGAGGCAGCCATAGAGCAGGAGGCCGCGCGGGCCGCCGAGCTTGAGCGCATCCGCCTGGCGAACCTGACCAACCTCGAAAAGTTCACCGCCATGAGCTATCAGGCTCAGGCAAAGCACGTGGCCGAGGCGATGGTGCAGCAGCTTACCAGCGTGAACACGACAAGCCGGGCGATGTTCAACATCCAAAAGGCCGCCAACATCGGGCAGGCGATCATGGATACCTACGCAGGCGCAACCCGCGCGCTGAAAGACTACCCGGCGCCCATCTCCTACGCTGTGGCAGGCGCGACCATTGCAGCAGGCATGTCGCGCGTGGCTTCGATCAAGTCCCAGACGTTCGGCGGCGCATCGGCTGCAGGTGCTGCATCGGGCGGTGGTGGTGTGGCAGCGACCAGTGGCCTGAACCAGCAAGGCGGCGCGGCGGGCATGAACCAGACGGTTACCATACAGGGCATCAGCACTGGCGACCTGTTCGGAGGCGATTCGGTGCGCACGCTGATAGACCGGCTCATAGACGCGCAGCGAAACGGCGCACGGATTGTCCTGGCATGATCTACATCTCCGACTCCCTTGTCCTGGGTACGCCAGAATCGACCGGCGTTCCCTTGACGCACTCGCGCATCGGGTACACATCCATCGCGCGCGGCCTGACCCCGGTTGCATCCTCCAGCGTGGCGGGCTTCCCGGCCAGCAACGCGAACAGCTTCACCACGTACGAGTACTGGCGCCCGGTCTCGACCCCGGCGACCTGGGGCATTGACGCTGGCGACCTGAAAGAAGCCGACTACGTGGGCATCGTGGGCGAGATTCAGGGCCGGTCCATCGCGCTGGAGTTCAGCGTGGACAACATCACATGGCTGCCCGCAATAGAGTTCATCGCCGAGAGCCGCGTGGTTATGGGCTTGTTTGAGCGGCGCGGCGCACGGTACTGGCGCGTGCGATTCGAGGGCGCTGTGCCCAACGTGGCTGTGATCTTCATTGGCGTGGCCCTGGCCATGCAGCGGCCGATCTATGTGGGGCACACGCCCGTGACGCTCTCGCGCACCACGGAGACCACGACCAACGTGAGTGACCGCGGGCAGTACCTGGGCCGCTCGATTGTGCGCACCGGGGTATCGACCAGCGCAGAATTTCAGCACTTGCGCAGCGACTGGTATCGGTCGAACTTTGACCCGTTCGTCAAGGCCGCCCGCGTGCAACCGTTCTTCTTTGCCTGGCGCCCATCCACGTTCCCGCGTGAGGTGGGCTACGTCTGGACAGAGGATGATATCCGCCCGAGCAACACCGGGCCGCGCGACTTCATGAGCGTTTCGTTTTCATTCAAGGGCATCGGAGTAGACTGATATGAGCCTTCCAATTTTTCAGCGCACCATCGTCGATGGACAGGGCAACGTAGTCAACGGCGCCACGGTCGAGGTTCGGCGCGAGTCCGACAACGCGCTGGCCTTGATCTATTCAGACCGAGCCGGTACAACCATCCGGGCAAACCCGTTTTTCACGGACGCTTCCGGGCTGGCGCAGTTCTACGTTGCCCAGGGTGAGTACCGCATTACGGCGACCATCGGCGGCGACCAGATCACTTGGCGGTGGGTAACGCTGGGCATACCTGACGGTAGCGTCACCACTGCCGCGCTGGCCAATGACGCTGTGACGCTGGCCAAGCTGCAGAACGTGGGCACGCTGACCCTTCTGGGCCGAGGCTCTGCGGGCTCTGGTGATGTGGAGCAGTTGACCATCGGGTCAGGGCTGTCGGT